CCGCAGCTGGGCGCTGACCTCGGTGGTGTCGCCGTACTTGGCGCGGATCTGGTTGTATTCCTCTTGGGTTTCGATCGTGCCATAGTGCGCGGCAATCATCGCCATGGCAGCGGTAAAGCACTTCCGATGGCCGTTTGGTAGGGCCATCTGGTTGAAATATGGAATCTTGAACGGCGTTATCTTGCCGCCGGCTTTCCAGATCTCAAACCACTCAGCGTCATGGCTGAGTAGCTCGCTCGGCATGTCTTCTTGCAGCTTTTGGATTGCTGCCCGCTGATGCGGCCGGTCAGGGTCGTAGTAGTTGAAGAACTTTTCGAGCTGAATCACCGTCGGAATGAGCCAGTCGAACATGGCTCAATTCTGCTTGGGGAACATGGCCCGTTCAAGCATGTTGCACAGTTGGTCGTCAATCTTGTTGTCGGTCTTCTCGGCCAGGGCCCGGCAGAGATCTAGCACCAACTTTTTGACGGAGTGCGACTGCAGGAAGGCGAACAGAATAGGGCGAATGAGACCAATCATTACCGTGTAGCAGTTACAGAAAGTCTAGGCAGCCTTTCTAGCCCCTTCAAGCCGGGCGATTGCCTGCTCTGCAGCATTGAGGCGGCTGAAAATTTCGACGCGCTCAGTTCTGAGATCGCGGTGCAGCTCTTCTAGCTGGTTGGCCATATTGTCTACGCTGGCACTGAGCCGCACCAAGCAATCGCGATCTTGCGCGGTTCTCTTGTTGTGGCCATTAAGGCTAATAAGCAGGCCTGAAACGGTGGCCCCAATCACAGCCGCCCCAAGCTCTACCACGTCCTGAAGACCTCTATCCATCATGGCAAACGAGCGCGAGGAACAAGACCACAGCTGGCTAGCTGACTTTGTTCGGATTGTGATTTTGGCTTGGGCTTTGGCTTGCTTGAGTCTTAACTATCTGGGCCACGTCAAGGCGATGGACCCTACGTTCCCGGCCTCGCTGCTGACCGGCATTCTGGGATCAATGGGCGTCAGCGTTGGCAAGAACAACAACAAGAAAGACGGCCCTAGAGTTGAGGAACCAAACACTACGAGCACGCCTAAGAAATGAAGCGACTCCTAGCCCTGGCGTTGGTGATTTCGGCGGCTCCGGCTCAAGCTGACATCACGCACAAAATCCAATCCAGCATCCAACTGTCCGTCGATGGAGCAGCAAGCGCAGCCACAAGAGTCCCCACTGTCTACTCCGTATCGGGGACAGGAGCTTCCACTACTGATGGAACAAATTCTGGCGCTCTCGGCGGTTTTGGGACTGTTACTAACGGTGTCCCTTCTATCACCACCATCAGCGCAACTCAAGCCACCGACGGGGCTGCCTTCTCCTTCTCGACCAGCTACATAGAAGGGGACAGCACAAGCACCACTAGCACCACCGTGACTAGCGGGGTGGTGGGTAGCCTGCCGCTGCTTGGCGAGACCACCACGACTAGCGGTGGGGTGGCCGGATCCTTGGCCGGGACCATTACCTCAGGCCATGGCATCACCGGCACAGCAGGTGGGGCTGGCACTAGCTTCACCGGCCAGGTGGTCACCGAAATCACCGTCGGCAACTGATGCGCTGGCTTGCTCTGTTAGTGCTGCTGGCTGGACCTGCCGCGGCCGTGCCTATCGTGCCCAATTTTCGCTCGGGCACAATGACCAGCCGCACAGAGTCAACGACGCAGGTCACTGAAACGATCCGCTCGATTAACTACGGCACGGGCTACACATACAGCGCAAGCGGCACTAACGTTCAGCACTCAGGCACTTCAATGCTTCCCGGCGCAAAGGAAGTGCAAGAGCAAACCATCAACGGCGTTACCTCTAGTTGGACCGGCCTAGCTCTGGAAGACAAGCCGACATGGCAGATGACAACGCCAGGCGCCAGCTTTCAGTTCGTGGAAAGCTATTCGGGGCCAGGGCTAACAACGCAGACCGACATTCAGCGCACCACAACCGTGCAAAGCGTCACGGATACCACCTCGGTCTTTGGGCCCTAATCCTGCTGCCTGGCCCTGCACTTGCTCAGGCAAACGCGACAGCAAACCCGGTCGCGAACTCAACGGGCTCAGTGACGAACATGGCGATCCAGCAGTTGACTGGACCTTGGCCAACTAATAACTACGGGCCGGGCTACACCTGCCAAGGGCCAACGCTAAACGTCAGCCCGTTCGTCACCAAAAGCCACTCCTACGCCCTGCCCTTCCAAAGCACGGTGCGCACTCCTTATTACGATCCCACCGATGATGATGAAAACGGGGTGCCTGATAACCCAGGAAATATCCTCTATTTCCAAGAGCTGCCGAGCGGTCAGAAAAATAATCACGCACTCAATTTTGGCATCAGTGCCACCGTATCCATACCGTTGGATTCCGGTTTGCAAAACCGCTGTAAGGCAGCGGCCGACACACAAAACGCATTGCAACGCCAAATCCTTGCCAACAAACGCTTGGATTTTGAGCTGTCCCGCCTACGTCATTGCGGGGAGCTGGCGCAAAAGGGAATCGCCTTTCACCCCAAAAGCCAGTTCTACGTCATCTGCTCTGACGTGATACTCAAGCCCAAGCCGGGGCAAGTGCTGCCCCATGTCCATCAGATCAAGGTTTCAAAGCCCGACGCAAAGCCATCAAAGCCCGGTTCCGATCCCGCTGCGCCAAAACACGCTCACGGACTGACTCAACCTTCACAGCCTTACCCCTTAACTGTGAAACCTTTTTCACCGTCTTCTTAATCGTCGGCTTGATTAGCTTCAGGATCAGATCAGCAAGTGGTTTCGCAGCCAACGCAGAGGTTGCCGCCACCAACGCAATCGTTGCCGTCGTGACGACGATCGGGATCTCTGGAAGGCCGTCCGCAACCTGCTCGATAACGGTTTTATTTGGTTTAGGCGCTGCCTCTGGCGTGCTCTTCTCATTCGTCTGATCTGGTGCAGGTACTCTCGGGACTTCTGCAGGTCTGACGGGTTCAGGCTTGCTCTCTCCCTTATTGCTCTCAGCACTGGGTCTTCCAATGTTTTGCATCTCCGCTGGGTTGTAATCCATCGGGCGAAACGATGGGATCTGCCCATCTGGGCAGTACATGCCAACCCTCCCGGGATCATCCTTGAGCAGTGATGGGTTCAGGTTGGCATCTGGATGCACCGCCACGCAGCCCGGCAAGTCAACAACAGGCAAGCCCAACGCTGGCCCAGTGACAGGCGCAACGTCAGGCAACTGCATTGGCTTGATCTCCCGGATTGCAGGAATCCTGATCTCGGGGATTTCAGGCATCAGAACGGCATCGCCGGGCCAGTCTTCTTAGGCAAGGCGTCCACCATGCCGTCAAACTTGCCATCGAGCTGTTTTGTCAGCTCTTTAGTCACTGTTTCGATTGCCTGCTGAGTCGCAGTCTCAATGGCCTTTTGTTTGATGGTTTCAAACTGGGTCCAAAAGATTGCAACCGCTGCAACTACAGACGTGGACATGGCGAAGCCTGCCACGGCCATTGCGTTGATTAGAAGGCGCATCAGATCACGGTCTTTGTCGCATAGTTTGGGTCAGATTCGTCTAGATGGCATTCAGGGCCAAAGCCTGTTGCCATGACTTCAGCCGTCAGCCCGTCAGCGGCCACGGTCTTAGGCTCGTCATTAGCAAAGCCGTTCAACCATTCGCGCAGGCGATCGCCTGTCGGCGTCTTAGGTGGCCACGCAACGAACTTGAGCATTGCTTTGCGGTCTTTGAACCACATCGACACATCGGGCTTCCAAGCAATGAAAAATTCCCCCGAGCCCTTGTCATGGGTGCGGGTGATCTTCAGGCCAGGCGCCTCAAACTGCTCAATCTTCATTTGCCAGAATCTTCCGCTCTGCAGCGTATGGGGGCTCTGCGTAGTAGCGCCACAGGTCGTCAAGATACGGCACAAGCCAAGTAGGCGGCCAGCAATACTCCCAGTTCGCCGGTTTCATGCAGCCGACCACAACGGTGCGCCACAGCGCCCCGGCGTAGTTGCGGGCCACCAGGGCTTGCTCCCACCACTGCACAAAAAAGGGCCGCCGAAGCGACCCCTGGTGTTGGTGTGATACTTGGAAGTTATCAGAACTTGTACTTGCTACCAAGCTTGAGCCCGTAGCTGTTGCTTTTGTCGCCGGTGGCCATGCTCACCTCGGTATAGATGCCGAGCTTGCCATCAGCAGTCACATCAGCGCTCAGGCCAGTTTTGGCAGAAAACTGATAATCAGTTGCGCCACCCTCAGGGAACACAACAGAAGGACCACCTTGGATGTACCAAGGGCCAGCCTCATAACCAACATGGGCGTCAATGGTGCCACCACCGTTGGTTTGGTTACCTGCAAACCCAAGGTTGTACTCAGGGTTCACATAGAAACCATCAGCCTTTGCCTCGGGTGCCATAGCAACACCCAGGACGGCAACAGCAGCAGCAGCGCAAGCGGTCTTGATCATTGAATTGAGAAAACCTCGGCAAATCCTACTGGGCAAAATATCAACCCAGTTGCAAAACTG